CTCCGTTATACAACCACTCGTCGAGGGTTGCAGCTTCCCAGATTGGGTAGAAGTGAAGACCGATTGCGTTGCTTGATGGCACGACTGCGCCTGAGATGATGTTGTTTCCATAGAGTAAGGAGCCCGCTACGGGTTCTCGTATACCATCTATGTCAACTGGAGGAGCTGCAATGAATGCTATGATGAAGCAAGTCGCTGCCGTTAGTAGTGCAGGGATCATAAGGACACCGAACCAACCGACGTAAAGCCGGTTGTCGGTACTTGTAACCCAGTCACAAAAACTCTGCCAGTTATCAGATGGTTTTGTTAATGTTACTGTAGTTGCCATTTAAAAAATGCCGGGAATTATTTGTCCAGTTATTATGTATGAACCAAGTGCCGCCACAAATCCTAGCATAGCTAGTTGACCGTTTACACGCTCAGCATTGTCAAAATAATCACTGTCGATTACTTGTACTTGAGGCTCAGTAGCGAATCTGTTTTGGCGTCCACCTTGTTCAGTTGTAGTTGTCATTTATAAATGAAGATAAAGAGTTCGGTAGGGCCGGTTACGATTGTTTCGGGCCAGCCGCTAGAACGCTAAATCTGATCTATCTAATTTTTCTATTACGTCTTGTCTATATGCAGGATCGTTGTCATACCTCGGGTCACTCATAGCAGCAACTAATTCTTGCTGACTACGGAATGAATCCCTTGAGTTCTGAGCAGCTTTCCCTGTTAACATCCGTCCTTCGTAACCATTCGCCGATTCGTATTGAGATTTCATACCAGCTACTGCTAATTGAATTGCTGTAACATTACCACCATTAACAATATCATCAAAAGCTTTTATCTGATCTTGTGGTAGGTTGTTACTAGCCCAAGTAACCATCTCATTATACTTCTCTTTACCACCTGCAGAATTCTGGATGGTATTGACATCAGAATCAGATATATCTACAGGAGCTGCGGTTTGAGCTTGAGGGTTGTTCTTAGTTATTTGAATGTAAGCATCTACTAAATCTTGACTGGACATTTGACCAAACTTTTGTATGGTCTCTGGAGAAAGCTTCTCTCCACTGTTCCAATACTCCTCAGATGCATCATTAATTAGAGATACTGCAGGTGCTACTGATGGAGGTACGTCTTCTTCAGGTTCTGCAACCTCAACATCCTCCTCACGTTCACCTAATTTCTTTTCAAGTTCTTTATATGCAGTCTCTAATTCAGCTGCATCCTTGTACTTGCCAGCTAGTAGTGAGTCCTCAGCTTGCGCCAAAGTCTCACCAACCGCCAGTGATTCCTGTTCTTCAGGACTTAAATTATCTTCTGTTGTTACTACCTCCGGTGCGTCTGGGCCTCCGGGTGCATCAGTTGTTGTTAGAATTTCTGCCATTTTATTGTTCTGGTGGTTGAGCACCTCCCATCATTGCGGCGCCTTGTTCTGCAATCATATCACCCATAGCATTAGCACCTTCAGGGTTCTTAGAAGGGTCCATCATAGCGGTGTTTGCAAACTGGCCTGCCTGTTTGACAAGTGCTTGTTGTGTCTGAGCTTGCATCATTTGTTGACGCTGAGCTGCAATATCCTCTTCAGTCTTAACTAGATTTAGTATATCAATTCCTTGTGATGTAGCTAATCGTTTAATAGCTTCACCGGGATTTATATGTTGCATCATTTGTTCTGGACCCATAGCTTGTGCAATGGTTTGTAAGAACTGTATGAGAGCTTCCCTATCAGCACCTCTACCTAGTGCATTAATACCTGCTATAATAGTAGGTCTAGCTAGGTCTTTAGGTATCTTAGGTATTTGATTTGTTCTAGTTAGTATTAGAAGAGTTCTATTTAGATATGGTATTAAGAATTCAACAGTTAACAGTGAGAATAAACCACCTAGCTGTTGTTCTAATTCCATTTGTGTGAGGCGTACCTCTTCAGCTGTAACCCTTTCTGCCTGACGAACATTCATCGTAAGGAATGCGTCAGAAATTCTTCTTTCAATTTGTTGAGCTAACTGTGAAGCTGTTTGGAAATCAGCAGTCTTCCCAACTTGAATAACAGCAACATCCTCTGGCCTTCCTTGTACAATTGCACCGTTGCCAGCTTCGGCTATAGTCTTAGGTTTTGTTGTCGATGATGGTGATACAAGGAACACTACCTTAGCAGCAGCTGCAGAGCCTTCTACGAGTGCCTGTGACAGTCCCTCAAGAGACTTCAGATCACCTATAAACTCTTCAACTCTTCCTCTACCATAATCTTCTCCATCTACTGTATTGAATCGGAGGGGTAGCCATGGACTAGCATTCTTCGGAGCAGTTGACTGGGAACCCGGAATTATTCTATCGAATACCTCCTGATGCCATCTCCATCTACCTGATGCTTCATCCAATTTAACGCAAGTGTATACTTCTACGTCATCTCCATTAGGGCTTGCCGCTCCTTCATCATTAGCTGAGTTAGGTATATGTTCTGGTAGCTCTATGTCCAGAACCTTGCGGCTTATAAGTTCCTTTGTTACTATGTATAATACGTTACCATCTCCATCTCTCTCGACTACAAATCTTTGTAATGGATAGTTCTTTAAACCATCCTTAGACATATAGATAAGAGCATTTCCTCCAACAATAAGATGTTTAAGAGCTTGATGTACCACTACTCTATCATTAGACGCTGCAATGTAATCCATTATCAGCCTCTCAATTTTAGAGAATGATGAATCTAGCTCACTCTTAATTGAAGGATCCATTCCTTCTCCAAGCTTATCCTCTCTAACTTGTAGCTTAAAAAATGTAGCTTGAGGTGGGAGTAACGCTAGCATAAGTTTAGCGGCTAACGTTACTACTACCTTTGCTCCTACACTTTGCCACGGAGTTTGGAGAGTTTTATAATTCTGTCTTGTGCTTGAGTCTTGAGTTATTAAGTAAGGTAACGTGAGTTTGGAACACTCTTCCGCACTGTTCAGGAACATAGAACGTTGCGAAGTTAATGAGTTGTACCTCTCACGTGCATTCATTATGGGTTAACTCCAGTTGAGCTACCTGCGGTTGTCCCCGGATTTACTGTATCTTTTAGAGGGATAGTTAACTGTTCTGTACCTGTTGAGTATGGATTAGTATCCTTTTCACTCTTAGGATTCTTAACAGTTGGGTTAACCTCTCTTTCCACATGTTCGGGTTCAGGTATTGGTGCCTTTGGCGGCGCTGGTGGTGGTGGTGGTGGCGGTAAGGGAGCTGGTGGTGGCGGGCTCGGTGAACTCATACACATTTAGATTTCTTCCTCCATTATGGATTGTATATATTCAATGACTGAGGCTTGACCGGCACGATACATAATCGATTCGATAGATTCTTTAGGATGAACTGGTTTCCAACCGAAGTTAGAATCAAGCCTGTTAATTAGTTCATCCAGTCTATCGTTATGTAATTTAAGCGTATTTAGGGAGATTGGTGTTTGCATGTTCGAAAAACGCTGGCATCCGACCTCTCTTAGTCTCAGAAAAAGTTGGAGCTTTTCCCTCATACATTAATCGATCACTCGCATCCAGCCAAAAATTTTTGTCCAAATATTTATCGGTAGTATTTATACCTAGTGGGGCTAAAACCCAATTAATAGTTGCCTTCCGAAGCTTATCCAAGCTAGGAGAAGGAGAAAGACCCAGCTCTGCACATACAAGAGAATTGGTCCCCACGTGGATCTGTTCGTCTCTTGAGATATCAGCTGATACTGTTCGTAAAGCAGCGCAGCCATTAAACCGAAAGAAAGGCAGTAGAACAAAGAATATAGCTCGTTCTGCGACAAGCGCCTTAGTAATGGTATGGTCAGGGTGGCTAATCCATGCATCTCTTAATAGTTTCCCTTCGTTTTCATCTTTATCTTTAACAGAATAAATATCTGCTATATACCCTAATGCAAGGTCATGTTTTTCCTCGTCTTTAACATTTGATTCAAGGAGTTTTCTGGCATTATCGGGAACACTCTTCTCCAATGCTTCAGTAAGGAATGCTCCAACAGGGAGCTCCATATGACGTATTGAGAGAGCACGTTTAATGGTTTCTTCTGCACCTTCTTTAAACACTCCTTTGGTGGGTTGTACAGGGGACCACTTACGTTTGCGGTCCATTAATTTATCGTATGGATGTTTTCTCATCATTCTTGACAGTCACAGGTTATCGGCTCGTTTCCGAGTATATCCTGTAAGTAATCATCAACTTCGCTTTGATCTAATGCAGCATACGCATCGCTCTTATCTTGCACGTCGGACATTACTTGCAGGGAGTAGTATAAGGAGGTCTGGGGTGATAGCAACCACTCTTCCACGAAGTTTCTGTCGTATGTAACGACGTCGCTCCAGCTATTAAATGAATAGCCGTGAAGAAGTCCTGTTTTGTCGAGCATTATCATTAGTCCATCAGCGACACTCTTATAAGCATCCCAACCAACTTCTGAGGCGATCTCAACGTCGCCATAATCATAGTGTTCTACTCCAAAGGTGCCACTGTCACGATCAACAGAGCGTGCTATTGGAGGTGCAATTTCCGGGGTAGATGTAAATCCATCTAGATCCTTACTCCTATATGAACAGGAAGCAGTAGGTGCTATTGCAAAAGCACGTACCATTTTATTCTGTTTTGCTATATGTGCTGCACCTTCTATTGCTTCTCGTAATTGAAAAGCTATGTACTTAGCATATGGTAATTTTGAACTTGTATCTGATTCAGTAGAATTATTTACTTCTGCTAAAGCAGCTCCAAATTCAGCATATGTTACTCCATTTCGTCGGAGGAAGTTGGATAAGCCAAGCATTCCGAGCCCGACTTGCCTGTCGATGCCCGAGGGAAGGT